GAACAGCCACTATCAATGGGGCCTCCACGGGCGGCAGTGACGACTCTAACCAATTTACCGTGCTGAATGGTACAGGGGCTGGCGTGGCGTCCGATATTGTGTTACGTAATCTCGGAACAATTGCTACGTCCGGTGACATCACTATCACATTCCTATCATAAGGGGGACGGCTATGGCGCATAGACACCTCAACCTCTTCGACGGTAATCAGTCTAATTTCACTAATAGAGACCGTTCCAACCTTGGCGGCTGGACAGTTGCTTCCAGTGATACTAGTGCGAATCGTCTAGATAACCGTGGATTTTATGCGGGGTACAACCCTAATGCCCTAGCAGATTTTATGAAGAACTCTTTAGGGGTGTTCACTACAGGTACTGCGACGGAGATGGAAGTTCATTCTCCTTGGATGGCTGCGGAGCCAAGCACGTTGTACATGTTTAGCCTTATGGTGTTCGCACAAGTTGGTGGGTTTAATGTTGTTCTGGAGGCAGAAGGTAACAGTGTTGCTTCAGATTCTGGCGCTACTACGATAAATAGTTCTAGCGCTGTAGAGTTTTCAGAAAATACTGGGGGTAGGGCTACGCTAAATGTTTCTAATGGGGCGGGCAGCGGTGACACTTCATATCAGTTCATTAAAGTAATTGTTAAAGCAACTAATTCGGCTGGGGGAAGTCTTCCTGCTTCTCGCTTTATTTGGCTTTACGATCCAGTAATCGGAGAGTACGGCTTAGAAAAAGCAGGAGTTGTGACTCGATTTGTGTACGACGACTTCCCGGCGTTTATGAAGTTAGACGACACAAACATTAACGATCTTGTCAAAAATAGTCAGCCTCAGTTACCGTTGTTCAGATTCACTGAGACAATGTGTTTTGTGTTAGACCACGTTGACGATGAAGCTGCTGATTATGTGTACGTTCGTGCAACTGAGGGTACTGAAAGTAAATCGAAGTTAGTTGACCCTGCGACTGCACCAGCTTCGGCACTTCCTTGGCTAGCTTCGGTGACCGGTACCACGCTGCTTACGTCCTCTTCGGGTTTCACGCCTTGGTTGGGTTTAGAAGAGTATGATGGCCCAGACTCCGGCACTACTCCGGGCGAGTGGGATGACTGGGAGGCGCTGCCCGACTGGTCACAACTACAGGCGCTCAATCCCGACTTTTTTGATACTGTACAAGGCTACCGAGATCAGATTGCTACAGGAGTTTCAGGCATTAATGGTGGGCGACCTGATGCCTTAGTTGCTTACACAAGAACGCTTTTAGACGCTGCTGCCCCTGATGCAGAAATTGTTGTATTTGTTCACAGCGATTTTGAGAATTCTTTCAAGGGTAAAATGTTAGTTGATCCTTCTGTGGACCCTGATCCGACCGGATCGCTTATTGTCGATGCGTTGAATGCTAGCGGTTCAGCGGGCAGTCAAATCCGTAAAGTTTCAGCGGTGTATGACTCGGGGGTAGGCTCGTTTGATATGTCAAAGGTTTTGTATCCGGCTACGTACTCTAATGCGGCTGCTAAGGGTTTGGCAGAAATGGATACGTCATTTATTGATGACAGAGACGGGTTTGCCCGTCATCTTTTGATGAACGACGACGAGTCAGCGAGTGTGCCCGAAGTTGCTGGTGGTATTGGTTCTGCTCACTTTTCTACTGGTACTCAGTACTTTTATGGGCAACAGGATGGGTCGCCGTTTGATTCAGGCTCTGTCGTAACTGATGCGTCGGTGAGCTTAGACCTTGGTGGTTTAAGTACCGGGCTTGATGTGGTTGTTGAACTTTCAGATGTAACTTTCCCTGAAGCGGCTGTAGACACGGCAGGGGATGGTGGCAACACTCCCGCCGACTGGCTGTTCAGAGAAAAGCGTTTAATTATTTGCGGTGCCGACACTGACACTGGTACCCCTGGTAACGATTGGGCGCTTTATATGGTGTCAGGTTTGACTTCTGGCTCAGACTCTGATGTGCGTCTTTTGTTTATTGACGGCTATCGCACCCAGAACGCAAATAATTATGCGTATTCAAGCCCTCTTGATAAGTCGTCGCTTGCCAAACAGGGAACATTTTATGTTAGAGTTTCGGTGACTTCTGGGGGCGCAGTGTCGTTCTTTGCTCAGCCCGATGACCACGACGACTGGGGTTCAAATACTTTGGGAACCTCTACTATTACTGGTGCCTCTGTATCTGCTGGGGCCACTGCAACTGTTCAGTTGTTGGGGCACACTGATGTATCATCTTCTGTGTGGTCGTATGCTCCGGCGTTATCTTGTGGAGTTAAACACGCTAAAGTCTTTGCTGCACCGATATCATTTGCGAATGATGGTGTTACGTCGTCGTCAAACATTGCCTATATTGACGGTCGTGGGACAACTTCTCACGCAATGTTTGGGTACAACAATCCTTTGTTGGATATGGATTTTAGAGAACTGTCTGTATATGATTCGACCTTTGATTGTACACTCACTGTTGATGGTGCTTCCTCTAACTTGAATACGACTGTAAACTCGTCCCCGCTGGCCGATAACGACTATCGTGTCATGGCAATCAAAAGCAATCTTGACGGCAACGGCAATCCAACTCTTTGGTACTTTGGTGCTGCCCCTTCTGCGGGCGACACACTAGCCGCTGCGCTAACTGCGTCTACGTCATACGATGTTAAATCTTATGCAGTTGATGCAGCTACTGGTGCTGAAACGAGCACTGCCCACACAATCGCTGCGGACGGATCGGGCGACCTCACATTGGATACCACGATTCAGTCAGGTTACTACAGTGGTAAAACATTATCAAAGATTGAAGTCTGGGATTCAACAGACGGATCAGCCTCAGGAACTAGGGTAGCCTACTACCTCCCTACGACGATTAGCGGATCAGCGACAAGCGGAATTGACGACGACTCAATCACTTGGACACTGACAAGAAACTTCCCAGCATCTGCGGTGGCTTACGTTCCAGCGCAGTCATTAACCAAAGACGCTATTCACATGTATGAGGGTAGCCCATACCTTAACAATACTCCGACCGTAGAGGTGTACGATAAGTTCTCGGTCGCTTTGCAGGTTCGTAGGTTCTGGAATGATACCGGTGTAACTATGGACATTTTCAGATTAGAAAATGCTGACGGCTACGGTCTACGGGTGTACTACGATGGTGTCAGCATTAAGGTTGACTTTACGGACGGTACAGAAACAGAGTCTGTTTCTTACACTGAGGTACCTGCGTTTGGTGAGTGGCATGTTGTCGTAGTTAGGCGTGATCCTGAGGCTGGGCTTGTTTTGAACGTGGACGGCGTGGATGTACAGACTGCCACGATTAGTGCGACCCAAACTTTCGCTGATCCGGTTAACCTTGGTCGGATTGGTCAGGGCGCTGGTAACACTTTCAATTCTCGGTTTGCGTTGTCGCACTTTGCAATATTTGATAGGTATGTAGAAGACAATGAAATTACGCTCTTAAACAGCGAAATTTCGTAGTACAATATCTTGTAGGAGGCTTAATTATGACTATTTCAACCACAGCACGGCTTGGTATTACACGCTGGACTTCAGGCGCTGATGCGTTTACTCGTGCAGATATGGATGACTCACACAACGAATTAGAGTCCAGAGTTGCTGGTTTTGATAACGGCGGTAGTCAGCCGACTGGGAGTTCGGTTAAGGCCGGTTTCTTCCACTACACCACGACTGATTCTGCCGTTGGTCAGTTGTCGTACTGTAACGGCGACACTTATTTCGATATTGCTGCGCCGGGTGCGGCTGTTTCGTTAGATGGTGCTTTGGCTAGTGGTACCGCCACAACTTTTGCTCGTTCTGATCATAAGCACTCTTTGGATGACAGTATTGTTACGACAGCTAAGATTAACGATGCTGCTGTGACTACGGTGAAGATTGCGGACTCAAATGTTACTAATGCTAAGGTTGCTTCTGGTTTGTCTGCGGATAAGTTGACGACTGGTGTCCTTCCTGATGCTCGTATTGCTTCTGGTGCTATTGCTACGGTTAAGTTGGCTAATGGCGCTGTTACGAACGCTAAGTTGGCTTCGACTGGTTTGGATGCTACGAAGTTTACGACGGGCACGCTTGACTCCGCTCGTATTGCATCAAACTCTATTACTAACGCACAGATTTCACATATGGCTGCTAACTCGGTTAAGGTTAGGAACGCTGGTTCTACTGGCGATCCCGGCGATCTTGCAATTGCTGCTAACCGTGTTTTGGGTCGTGATGGCTCAAATAATCTGAGTAGCACGCAAATCAAAACAGACATGATCGCTACTTCTGCTGTTTCTTACGCTAAGATGCAAAACATTTCTAGTGGTTACAGTATTTTAGGTAAGACAGGTACAGGGGCTGGTAATGTTGCTGAAATCACAGCAGGGACAGATTCTGTTCTGCGTCGTGATGGTTCTGGTAACTTGGGGTTTGGTAAGATTGACGGTAATCATATCACTAGTAACTCTATTACTGCCACGCAGATTAATGCTAACGCTGTTGGTTCATCTGAGTTGGCTAACAGTGCTGTTGATACTGCTGCGATTCAAAACTCCGCTGTTACTGGTGCAAAAATTCTAAACGATACTATTGCTTTAGGGACGAAAACCACTGGCGCATATGTTCGCCGTATTATTGCTGGAACGAGTATCGGTGTGTCAAGTAACGATACCGAGACTTCTTCAGTGACTATCGAGCATGGAAACACTTCTAACCTAAACGGCTTCTACGGCGGCAACAATAACGCTAATGTTATTGAAGATATTACTGTTGACTCTAACGGTCATGTCACTGGTGTAGGTACCCGTGACATGGGTACTTTTTTCTTACGTAAGGGCAATTCCTACGGCGATTCAAGTGCTAACAATGGTCGGAGAATTTACGTCCAGTCAGGAACCCCTGCTGTTGGCTCGTCTGGTAACCTATGGTTCCAGATTTAAAGGAACATTATGGCGATTTACGGAAGTAACGGCAGCAGTTGGCGACCAGTAGCAAGCGGAGATTTAAAAGCATCTAACGGTTCGTCTTGGAAAACAGTGAAGAAAGCCTATCGTAGTACAGGTTCCTTTTGGGACGAAGTTTACGTTGGCTCCGATCCACAAACCTACTATTTTGTAAGTAGCGGCACGAAAGCGGCCCGTGGGACGGTATGGAAAACAAATTCAAATCAGGGCGGCGCAGCCTATCCTCAAATTAGCCGATATGAGACTAGCTATGGTGTTTTTCCTTGGTATGGTCTTATCAACTTTTACTTGGACACGTCGGGCGTTTCTTTAGCGACGAGAATGGCGGAACGCCCTATAGTTAAGTCAGCCTACTTCAATGTTATGCGATGGGGTTCGGGCGGGTTTGGTTCGGGCTACGGGAACTTTTACCTTGGCAGGTACCAAGGAAATTACTATGCAAACACACCTAGTAATACACTTTGCGACTTTTCTGCTTATGTTGGTAAAAACTATAATCAGACACCAAGCGGGCGGGTAGGTACGACTGTTTACTACAACGACGGATATCTCACGAGGTCTGAGTTTATTGGTGGCGACCCCATAGGTTTCCCTAATCAGGGAAATATTGCGGGCAATGGTTTGGAGCTTGGAGGTCACCGCCAAAGCTTAGTCAGTCACTTAACTGGCGGAGCGTTGTGTATGTCACACACCCTGTCTAACCACGGTGGAAGCCGAGGGCTTGGCAGTCTGTACGCTGCAAGCTATGCAGAACAGGCAAACTATTGGAACTTTTGGCCTGCCGGTGCAATGGTCTACGGTGTACACATTGGCCCTACGTTGATTGTTACGTTAGATTACGTTTAAGACTCCGAAAGGGGGGAATACGAGAGGGGTATACAATGTGGGTACAATTTTTAAACATGACTGTGCCCGCTTTGGTTGGTTCGGCGGTCACGTTTAGCGGAATTATTTTTTCAAACCGTCGAAAAACTCAAAAGCTAAACTTAGATATGGATGCTGCACAAGATATTGTCTGGCTAGACTTAGTGAAGCAAAGTCGTATAGAATACGCATTACAGAGAAAAGAAAACAATCGGCTAAGGTATATAAGCCATCATCTGCAAGAGGAGATTTCGGTCTTAGAGCAAAAAAATGCTGATATGCAAGCAGAATTGTTGAGGCTACGTTCACTATATGATTAGGAGAGTTACATGTCAGAAGATGTTGTGCCGTGGAGTGAGCGTAGCGATGATGAGTCAGTAGATGATTTGCTAGGTCTGCTTGCTGACGCCTTAGAAGAAACTAAATCTCCCACAAAGCACGGAACCCCTAGTGAAGTGGTGGACGAGTTAGTTTCCAACGTTTTTGATTCCCGAGGCGAGACCGGCATTTTAGGTCATTTTATTTTTGCTGGCGAAGTTATTGATGAAGACGGTACTGCTCACTTAATGGTTGTCACGTCAGACAACATGCCTGAGTGGGTGGCCCGTGGCATGATTATGGCTGCGGATGATTACATTGCCGGGGGTGCGATTGATGACTGCGGCTAGGGCTGACTTTTTTTGCACTCCGGGTTCCGATTTTACAGGCACAATTACTGTACAGAATCCAGATTTAGCTGTGGCATCGTTACAGTACTGGGGATCACGTATGCAGGTGCGTAGGTCATATAGATCAGATTCTGCTCTCATCGAACTATCTACCACGAATGGTAGGATTCAGCATGACTCAGAAACTGCTAAAATAACATTAAGTTTATCGGCTAGCGAAACAAGTGGCTTAGAACTTGGTGATCATGTGTACGACCTTGAGGTTTATTCAACTGGCTCCAAGCCTGCTATTGTGAGGCTAATTAAGGGCACGTTTAGTGTGGAGTAAAAATGGCAGACTATACTGTAACTGTTGAAGATACGGCGGGCAACATTGTCACAGCCCAAGACATCGTTAATGCTATCACCATTTCGGAAACTGATGCTAACGCAGTTACTGTTGTTGCATCTACGTTCATTAATGATGCGGGTGCATCGTCTAACTTATTTTATGCTGCCTCTCCCCCTGCCGACTCTTTAGGTGACGAAGGAGCTTTTTATATTGACACTTCTTCGGGTAATCTTTGGGGACCGAAGGGCGAAACGTCGTGGGGGAACGATCCTTTACCGTTGATCCCTAAACGGTTTACTTTCACACAGGCGTCTGCTGCTAGTTCTTGGTCAATTGCGCATACTTTGGATGGTTTCCCGTCTGTAACTGTTGTAGATTCTGCGGGGACAGTGGTGGTTGGTACGGTATCATATAATAGTACAAGCAGTGTGACAGTTTCGTTTGAATCTGCATTTGCGGGTAAAGCGTACCTAACATAAGTTTGGAGAGGCAATGGCTCAAAAATTCTTAACTAATCTTGATCTAAATAAGAATGAGTTGCAGAACGCTAAGATTCAGAATCTTGGCACTGCTCCTAGTTCTCCTGAAGATGGTCAAGTTTACTTTGATACGGGCGACAACGCTCTAAAGATTTATGACGGTACCTCGTGGATTAACCTTCACGAAGGTGACATTTCTGGCGTTACTGCGGGCACTGGGTTGTCTGGCGGTGGTACCAGTGGTACGGTTACAGTAAACTTAGCGGACACTGCTGTTTCGGCAGGCTCGTATGGCTCTGCCACTTCTATTCCTACATTTACGGTGGATGCACAAGGCCGCTTGACTGCGGTTAGCACAGCCTCCATTTCAACCAACCTTGCGTTCACAGATGACAACACCACGTCTGCTAGTGTTGCCCTTAATGGCGGCACACTGAGCATTCTTGGCGGCACTGGTGTCAGCACGTCTGCTAACGATTCTTCTGATTCACTTACGGTTTCAATTGGTCAGGCGGTAGGCACTACTGCTGATGTTACGTTCAACTCTGTTACTGCTGATCTGACAGGTGACGTTACGGGTAACGCAGATACAGCGACTGCTCTTGAAACTGCTCGCACCCTCGGCGGAGTCTCGTTTGACGGCACAGCGAACATCGACCTTCCAGGCGTAAACACGTCGGGCAATCAAGACACTTCAGGCAATGCGGCTACGGCCACTGCGCTTGAAACGGCCCGCACTATCGGACTTTCTGGTGATGTTACTGCCTCGGGCGTAGCTTTTGATGGAACAGGTAACATCACTTTAACTACAGCGATGGCAAATAATAGTGTCGATCTTGGGACGCATACTACCGGAGATTATGTTCAGAATCTTGTTGCTGGAACCGGTGTATCTGTTTCGGTTACTTCTGGTGAAGGCCAGACTCCTACTGTGGCGATTGGTCAGGCTGTAGGGACTAGCGACAATGTAACTTTCAATGATCTTACGGTATCTGGCGATCTGACGGTCAGCGGTACGACGACAACTATTAACACTGCTACCCTTTCTGTTGAAGACTCTCTTATCATTTTAGCTAGTGGTAACGATGCTGCTGATTCGGTGGACATTGGTTTTTACGGCCTTTACGACACCTCGGGTTCACAAGACCTATACGCTGGCCTTTTCCGTGACGCTTCAGACGGTAAGTTCCGTTTGTTTAAGGATTCGCAGGCGGCTCCGACCGGTACCGTGGATATCGGCGGTACGGGCTATTCGATTGCTTCGCTTGTCGCCAATATTGAGGGTGACATTACTGGGAACGCTGGTACGGCTACGGCGCTGGAAACTGCTCGCACTATTGGCGGTGTATCGTTTGATGGGACAGCTAATATTGATCTGCCTGGCGTCAATACGTCGGGTAATCAGGATACGTCAGGCAACGCAGCTAGCGCTACTGCCCTAGAGACTGCCCGCACAATTAACGGTGTTTCTTTTGACGGTACAGCAAATATTACTGTAACTGCGGCAGCGGGTACACTCACTGGTACGGAGCTAAACTCTTCGGTTGTTACTTCTTCGTTGACCTCTCTCGGTACCATTGCTACAGGTGTGTGGGCTGCTACGGATGTTGCTGTTGCCCACGGCGGTACGGGCGCTTCTGATGCGGCTGGAGCTAAAACCAATCTAGGGTTTATGACCCGGTATGCAGCGACAATTGGAAATAACTCCGACGCTGCAATCGCCGTGACACACAGCCTCGGGTCTGAGGATGTAATTGTCGAAGTCTACGACGCCGCCACTAAAGAAACTGTTATTTGTGATGTTGACCGTACAAGTGCTAACGAGGTCACATTGACGTTCTCCTCAGCCCCCGACACTAACGCTCTCCGGGTCGTTATTATTGGCTGATAAGATGTCACGGGAAAACAAACCGTGGCGCTACGGGTCCATGCGACAGTGAGGATCAGTAGTTACTCCGCCGTGCAGGCGATTACCCGACAAGGGGTGGGGCTGGTTGTAGAATCCGCCCCACCTCTTGTGCTAGAATAAGGGTAGTACTACTGATGTGCTTGAGGGCACACTGTTCTAAGGATCGGTTGAGGCCGTGGCAAGAAAATTCAAGACTCCTATAACTATTGACGATTTAGGCTCTGCTTCTTCGCAGGCGCTGGCTGCTAATGTAGATGGTGATTCACAGAATCGTATCAATATTGATGCGGGCGGTAAGATTACTTGGGGTTCTGGTTCTGCCACTGGCGACACAACACTTTACAGGGCTACCGCTGATACTCTGAAGACGGATGATGCTTTCACTGCCACGTCTTTGGCTGTTACGGGCCAGTTTACTTTCCCTACGTCGGATGGTTCTGCGGATCAGGTTATTACGACTAATGGTTCTGGTACGTTAACTTGGTCTGATGTTTCTGCGAATGCGTCGGTGTCTGAGACCCCTCCGTCGTCTCCGGCGACTGGTCAAATTTGGTACGAGTCGGACACGGGCAAAACATTTGTTTATTATGATTCGTTTTGGATTGAGGTTGGTGCATCGCCACCTTCGTCTCCTTTTATTACGGATTTGGATGAAGATACGAAGATTCAGGTTGAGGAGTCTTCGGATGAGGATAAGATTCGTTTTGATACTGCTGGTTCGGAGCGGATGATTATTGATGCGTCGGGCAATGTCGGTATCGGTACAACCTCTCCTGCTTACAAATTAGATGTGGCCGGAGACATACACATCAGCAACGCAGACCCGTATTTGATCTTTACTGACACGGACACGAACGCAGAATCTCGGATTTCCGCATCTTCTAGTGTCGGATCATTGATTATTGATGCTGACTTCAGCAATGAACAGGCTGGTACGAATATCGTCTTTAAGAGCGACGGCGTTGAGCGTATGCGTATCAACGATTCTGGCAATGTCGGTATCGGTACAGCGTCACCTAGCGCAGAGTTGGATATCAAGGGTGCATCTAATCCTGAGATTCGTTTCCAGTCAACGGACAGTAGCGACCCGTTTATCTATTTTGGCGATCAGGTTGATGCTGTTCGTGGCGGTATCGGTTTTGATACTTCTGCTAACCAGTTGCAGTTGCGAGGCTACAACAACAGCACTCGGATAGCGATTGACTCCTCTGGCAATGTCGGTATCGGCACCACGTCGCCTAGCGATTTGTTGCATATTGACGCTGGTACTTCTGGAGCCATAAAAATTGGTACAACTGGTGGGCGTATTGCTGCATTAACCGCTAATGATTCAGAACCATACTTGTCTGTTGGGTCAACTTCGTCTCATTCTTTTGCAATAATGACTAATGGCTCTCGGCGCTTAATTGTTAATTCGTCTGGCAATGTCGGAATTGGTGATAGTTCACCGTCGTACACGTTAGATGTTAACGGTACGGTTCGCTCTGTTGGCAAGTTGACGGCGGCAAACGGTATCGACGGATTGACGTTAGCTAACGACGGCATCGCTGGCGACAACTACAACATTACTGGCGTCAACCAGATGACGATCAACGACGAGGGCGAGGGCATCGCCTGGCCGAACGTCACGATGTATCAGGAGCCAGGAGACACAGACCGCCTGACGTTGACAGGCCACTTCGCACCATCCGCTTCCAACACTTACGACCTTGGTACGTCGTCGGATTTTTGGCGGAATGCCTACATTGCTGGCAACATCTACATGGGCGCAAACGACTACATTGATTACGACGACTCAACTAACTACTTTAAGTTGATTGCTGACGGGTCCGTCCGTCACGAGTTTTACCCTGGCCGCATCAAGGTGCTCAACACCGGTTGGTGTACGCTGGGTGCGGACAGTACTTGGGGTCGCCTTGAAACTGACCGTGGCAAGTTCTACATCAACAAAGAAATTTGGGTTGATGAAGGCAAGGTGTCGTCATACAACGAAAACTTGTCGCTACAAGACTCCGGTACGACGGTTATGACGTTGGACGCTGCGGCGAACGTAAACGGTTCGGCGCTGATCTATCAGGGACAGGTAGACAGCTACACGGACGCAGGTAAGAAAGCAGGGTTGCGTATCGTTAGCCGTTCTTCTTCCAGCGAGGCGACGGGCGGGCTGACTGGTTTTCTTTGTCAGACTACGTACAGCACTGATCGTCACGTGCATGGCCGAGTATTTTGGAGTAGCGGCGACGTAATGACTTGGCGTAACTATGAGAACACGGCGTGGACCGGACATCAAGCGGCGTTCTATACGGTCAGTTCAAGTGCCGAAACGAAGGAGCGTATTCGCACCGGCAGGGACGAGCGTGGCGTGTTGGACTACGCTGTGCCAGGTCCCCGCAAAATGGCGTTCAAGCAGGCACGCAAGTTGCGTCCGGTGATCTTTGATGACGCCGTTCAGGAAACTCTGTATGAGTGGGACGGATGCCCTGATGGGCTTCATGAAACTCGTGACGAATGCACTGAAGCCAAGTGTGACGGAAAAGACAACATGATCAAGAAGTTGCACGTGTGCGACGACTACTTGTGTGGGGGCACTAACGAAGAGCCATGTTGGCTGATTGAGCGGCATGTTGACCGTCCGGGCTTGATTGCTGAGGAAGTTAAGGAAATCTATCCGAAGGCTGTTTCACGAGACGCTCACGGCGGTCACCTTGGTATTGATTACGCTGTCATTACAACCGAACTTATTAATACGGTAACCCATCTGTTAGAGGATAGAGACGAGATGCGAGATCGAGCGGCGGCAGCTATTCACGCTCGTCGTAGGGCTGAGAGAAGTGTGGCTGACCTAGTGGCTCGTATTGAAGTATTGGAGAATAACTAATGGCTATCAATTTTCCTGATTCCCCATCCGTAAACGACACCCACACAGTCAGCAACCGTACATGGCAATGGAACGGAACATACTGGTCTATCGTGGTCAGTAGCGCTTCTGGTGCCATAGCGACGACAGAGTACGTGGACTCAACTGTTGAAACTGGTGTGCGTTGGAACGAGGCTGTAGACTTAGCGACTGCGGCTGTGCTTCCTAATTCTCCCACGTATGACAATGGTTCTTCTGGTGTTGGGGCTACGCTTACGGCTGGCTCTAATGCACGTATCGCTGTTGATGGTGTGAATGGTACGGTGGGTGATAGGGTTCTTGTTAAGAATCAGGCGGCTGCGGCTCAGAATGGTATTTATGCGGTCACAACTCAGGGTGATGGTTCAACTGCGTATGTGTTAACTCGTGCGACCGATAATGACTCAAGTCTTTATGCTGGTGATGCTACGTGGGTTTTGGGCGGATCGTCTAACGCTAATCAGGGTTTTATCCTTACGTCTGAGGGTAGTGGTACTAATGAGGTGCATACGCTCGGTACGGATTCTTTGACGTATACACAGTTTTCGGGTGTCAGTTCTGTTACTGCTGGAACAAATTTGACGAAGACAGGTAACACGATTAACCTTGATGCTTCTTTGACTGGTTTGTCGGCTGTTACGTCTACTGCGTTTACGGGCGGTTTGACTGGTGATGTCACTGGCGATTTGACTGGTAATGTTAGCGGTAACGTGACTGGTAACGTGACTGGTAATCTCACAGGCGGTGTGACTGGCGATGTGACTGGTAATCTCACAGGCGATGTGACTGGCGATGTGACTGGCGATGTTACCGGTGATGTTACGGGCACATCATCCCTTGCGACAAGTGTGACTGTTACTGCTAATAACTCTACTGATGAAACAGTTTATATCACATTTGTTGACGGTGACACGGGTACGCAGGGTGTCGAAACCGACACGGGGTTGACTTACAATCCGAGTACTGGAGTTATTGGAACTACTTCTGTGACGGGTAATCTGACTGGTAACGTGACCGGCAACGTCACGGGCGACGTGACAGGCGATCTAACTGGTAATGCAACCGGCAACCTTACGGGTAATGTCACGGGCAACGTGACTGGTGATGTGACTGGTGCCCTTACTGGCAACGTTACGGGTAACGTGACGGGCGATGTGACGGGTGATGTGACTGGTGCTCTTACTGGTAACGTGACTGGCGATGTGACGGGTGATGTAACTGGCAACGTGACGGGTAACGTGACTGGTGATGTGACTGGTGCTCTTACTGGCAACGTTACTGGCGATGTGACGGGTGATGTCGCAGGGGACTTAACTGGAGATGTTTTTGCATCCAACGGAACAAGTAAGATTTTAGATAACGGAACTGACGGCACAGACGCTCAACTTACGGGTAGCGTTGTCGGTGATGTTACTGGTGACGTGACAGGAAATATCACATCTTCTGGAACATCTACGTTCTCAGGCACAGTAAACCTTAACGGTGCAACGGTTTCCAATGCGGCGTTTAACTTAACGGGCGATCTGACAGGCAATGCAGACACTGCAACGTCGGTGAATCAGATGACAATTACTGCAAACAACTCTACTGATGAGACAGTTTACTTAACTTTTGTAGATGGGGCGACAGGCAGTCAAGGGTTAGAAACCGACACGGGCTTGTCGTATAATCCTAGCACGGGTGTTCTCACTACCACGACTCTGGCAGGAAACATCACCGGGGACGTAACTTCAGGTAATCTTCAGTTTGGTATTGCAGGGGATAATGAAATTGATACGTCTTCAGGTAATCTCACACTTGATTCTGCTGGGGGTACCGTTGCAATTGACGATAATGCTACGATTGCTGGAGATTTGACGTTAACTTCAACAGACGCTGGTTCTTCAGCCGGACCCATTATTGAGCTTTACCGCAACTCTTCGTCTCCTACCGCCGCTGACTATCTTGGACAGATTCAGTATTCCGGTGAGAACTCAAACGGCGGAACAGAAATTTACGCTAAAGTTACTGGTAAAATTCTTGATGCTACACACACCACTGAAGACGGGTTGATTGAGACAGCGATCAAGGGTGGCGGCTCCTTCACAATTGTTAGTAGACAAAGGGCCGACGAACTACAGTTAATTAATGGTGTGGGTCTTTCAGTAGCTGGTGATGTGACAGTCTCGGGAAACCTAACAGTTGACGGCACCACATCGACCATTAATTCTACCACGATTACTGTAGATGACAAAAACATTGAACTAGGTTCTGTTGCCAGTCCCAGTGACACAACTGCGGACGGTGGTGGTATCACTCTTAAGGGCGCAACGGATAAAACTTTCAACTGGGTAAATGCTACTGATTCGTGGACTTCATCAGAACATATTGATCTTGCATCGGGTAAAGCATTCTACATCAACAATACTTCTGTTCTGTCGGCTTCAGCGCTTGGTACGGCTGTTGCAGTTTCGCTGCTTTCGACTACTGCCTCTTCTTCGGAGGGCCGCATTGCGTGGGATGCCACGAATGACAAGATTATTGTTGGCGATGGCTCTACACAGCGTGAGTTTGCGTCCTCTACCTTAAAGACCAACGCACAGACTTCAAGTTGGACACTCAGCTTGGTTGACAAGGATAAGCTTGTGGAAATAGGTGCAGGCGGCGCTAACACTGTGACGGTTCCGCCTAACTCTTCAGTTGCTTTTCCGATAGGCACTCAAATTACTGTGTTACAGACTGGTGCTGGGCAGACCACGCTTACTGCGGGGGCGGGTGTTACTGTTAACGGGACGCCAGGACTTAAGTTGCGTGACCAGTGGTCATCTGCTACACTAATAAAAAGAGGCACAGATACGTGGGTTGCTGTTGGCGACCTTTCTGACTAAGGTGTAGAGGTATGGCTGTAGGCAAAGATGTAGGGCAAGGCGGTAAGCTGCCCGAGAGCACTGTAACTAAATCTCCGGGGCAGTCTGGCGGAGGTACGCCTCTCATTGGCAACTCAACTGCCAACGACGTGACGTTTGGTATTACTGCGTCCTACACAGGTAAAGGCAACACAGCAGATATCCGGGCCTGGACTAACACTACTGGACCTGCCGGTTCTGACACTGCGGGCAAGGGTGGCCCTTCCGCTACTTCTGCGGGTGCGGCTAACGTAGCGCAGGGGGTAGAGCAGGACTGTACGTTTGACGTTGTTACCTCTCACACTTCTGCGCAAGATGAGGTGAGGGCAGGTTTTGCTTACACGTTCATGCGGTCCACTATTGCGGAAGACGGCACTACAGAGACTGAAGAAATCGGTGATTTCATTCCAGTCAAAAAGCCCTCCACTTTGAACACTATTAGTGCTACTACTGGTGATGACGCTAGTACTACTGTTTCTTGGACAGCACATACTGTAGGTAACTTCGGCGCATCGGATTCCAGTTCAGACTACTATGATGAAAGTTACGACAACTATATCAAGTTGGAGGTTACCCCTGCGGGTGGCAGCGCTTCAACAACAACTATTACAAACTCTCCTACGTCTTCGTCTAAGGTTCTCTCTGGCTTGACTAATGGTACTGAGTACAGTATCCGAGGTAGGTTAGAAAACGATCATATTGTTGGAAACTGGTCGAATACTGTAACGGTCACCCCTGTGGCTCCACCTTACTTCCCCCCGTTCTTTCCGCCCTTTTTCCCACCGTTCTTCCCGCCGTTCTTCCCCCCGTTCTTCCCGCCGTTCTTTCCCCCGTTCTTCCCGCCGTACTTCCCGCCGTTCTTCCCACCGTTCTTCCCGCCTTACTTCCCGCCCTTTTTCCCACCGTTCTTCCCGCCTTACTTCCCCCCGTTCTTCCCGCCCTTCTTCCCGCCTTACTTCCCCCCGTTCTTCCCGCCCTTCTTCCCACCGTTCTTCCCACCGTTCTTCCCGCCTTACTTCCCACCGTACTTTCCCCCGGCGTTCAAGTAAGGATTGACTTCGCCGGGAGTGTGCGTTAGAATAACGGTATGGAAGAAGTTTCAATTATCCCTTCAGGGTACTTTGGTGACAGTTCTAACAACATCGTTGTGTTTGAAAATTTTATTGACCCTGACGATCTAAGTCTGGTTCAGGCTTTCTTACCCACGATTGATGAATGGGACAACGGTAAAGATACGGAGTACGACGAGAACGGTGTATGCATTTATGATGCTGCCTATTGGAATGATCGTATGTGCAGTGGTGGGATTATAGGACGAAAGAATCCTGTGGTGTACCAGACTATTGAAAAATATATTGAAAAGATGGCCGGTAAAGTGCAGGAGTTTTTCAACGTTAAAGTGTCATCACGTAACCCTGTTTTGATGCGATGGTTTGAGGGTATTGAGCAACAGCCGCACGCTGACAAAGAGCTAAATTGCGGAAGCCCCAATCCTTTTCCCACGTATGACCTCAACTCTCTAATTTATTACAACGACGATTTTACTGGTGGGGAACTGTACTTCCCTGACCACGATATTGAAATTACCCCAAAGCCAGGTTTGGCAGTAATGTTCGTAGGTGATCGAAACTATCTTCATGGGGTCCGCACGGTAACGAGTGGTGAATGCTGGACCACGCCGTCGTTTTATACTGTTGTGGAGAACTATAACGAGGGGGCCTGGTGAAAGAGCGAGATGGTGTAGTAGTTGTACCTGATTTTTTAGCTCCTGACACTGTTGCGCTGTTTACCGAAGAAATATCCAAGCTCCCTCGTCACGATATTGAAGACCACTTATACGATAAGTGTGTTCAGATGGGTGAGAGCGATGTCTTGAGTCCCTTGATGGGAGACTTAAGATCAAATGTTAAAGAGTTTATTGAAGACTACTATTCATGTGTGGTCGGGCATGAAGAACTAGCCTCGCTAGTTAGTGGGCTTCCCGGATGGGAGTTACAGCTTCACGCTGACACCCTTCAAGATACGGCCTTGAACTTAGGAACTTACGGAGGCTACCCCTCCCGTGACATTTCCACGCTTCTGTATTTTAACGATCACGGCACCGATTTTACTGGTGGTGATCTTTTTATGCCGAATCAAGATTTGTTTATTTTTCCAAAAGCAGGGACACTGGTTGCGTTCCCAACAAGCGAAAAGTATCTGCATCAAGTGGCTAAAATTCAGTCTGGTGAGCGATTAAACATCACTACGTTTTGGCATGTCCTAGAAAGATTTGACTCTACCCGATACGTCTGATACGATAACAGCATGAGTTACGGTAACTATAGCGCAGCATCCGAGTTTGACTATGAATATATTGGTAATCCACAGTTGGGGATTGTTGTTTACAAAAACTGTTTAGATGGAGTAGACTACGTTCCTGACCGTTTACATGCTGCGCTCGATGATAGTTCACACGATTACTTTAAGTGGCACGAGTCGTTAGTGGGTGAGGGCGTAAAAATGCCTGAGTACCGGGATTGTACCGACTTTAAGATGGCTGAGGAGTACATCCCTAATACGCCGCCTTCATTTTCGGAGATCAACAATGTGTACACAGATGTTGCGGGCCGGATTAAGTCTGGATTGAATCACTATCAGAGCATGTACAACATTACTATGCGCTACATGGAGGCAATCAACTTTGTTCGGTACGGGCCAGGGGAGCACTTCGCAGTGCATACTGACCACGGATTTTCTTACATTTGTACGGTATCTAACATTGTGTACTTTAATGACGGGTACGAGGGTGGGGAGCTACACTTTCCGCTGCTGGACATTTCGTATAAGCCTGAAGCGGGTGATTCAATATTTTTCCCTTCAACGTACATCTACGCTCATGCATCTCTGCCGGTGACATCAGGGTTCAAATACGCTGCGGTAACAATGTTTGACTACAACGATGACTCACATCAGCATGGTGGGTTCTCACGAGACTTCGGGCAGTCTTCTGAGCAACCTGCTCAGCCTGCCTTCCCTGAGGGCGGTCAGACACAGCCTGAAAGTAGCCCGACACAGGTAGCCGCCTTTGATGAAGAGCAGTTACGCAAAATTATTTACGATGAGATTCACAAGTACGCTGTTGCTAGTTGGGAAGCCAATCAGGGCTACACACAAGATCAGATGAGGAAACAATGAGCAAACTAACTCTTTTGCGTACCCATCAAGGTTCGCCGGAGATTCAACAGTCACGGCTTATGCGTGGCTGGATGGACGACACTTACAATAAACACGCTTACCGCTGCTTGCCTTTGTCTATGGCAAATGTGAACGGTTGGGAAATTTTGTTACCGTGTGATGTTGTCGTAAAGTGGGATGGGGGTGACACTGTTCCCACACTTGTCTCGGGCGGAGAGTACAACAACCGTATGGTTGCGGACTGCAATAAGATAGGCATGGTCGATTTTCCGTTGGGTTGGGCATTCAATACTGACGAGGGCTATCATACGTGGGTAACTGGGTCCCCTAACTATTTTGTAGAGGGCGCTGTCCCGCTGTCTTCAATCATCCCTAGCGACTGGTGGCCGGATGAAGTTCCAACGGCTTGGAAACTGACGGAGCCAGGTAAAGAGGTTGTGTTTCCTAAGGGTATGCCGTTCGCATTCTTTTTCGTTTTTGATACAAACCTTATGCCTGCTATTGAGTGTAATGTTGAGAATTTATGGGATAAGCCCGATTTGATGGAAAGCCGTATGCGCTACAGCGAGGCCAAGATGAAGAAGATGCAGGAAGCGCCGTGGACTTGGATGAACGGAATCCGTACAGGGTTAGACGAGCAAGGCAATCAGATTGGCCCACGCTACGAGGGGTCCGTGAAATTAGACGTACCAGAAGTGCCGGAGGTATCATGGCATACGCAATGAATGTACACACCCCTCTGGGTATTGAGAAGTTCTTGTTGGATTTACCCACGGAAGATAACTGTGGGAGCGCCCACATGCTTAAGGGTAGTTTAGATTTTACTTCGTTCAACAAAATGAATGAGACTTATGTTTTATCTGCATTTACTGAGGTCCCATTTAGCTGCTTGGTTAGAGTACAGTGTACACCTAGTGATGAAACGTTGACCGGGGTTGTTGAGATTGGTGATAGTGACACAGGCGAAATCATGTTCTCGTGCCCTATCGACGGACAAGTTTCTAGCAATCCGCATCCTTGGATTGATCAACATGCTGCTTGGAGCGAAAAATATAAATGGAGGGACCAATGAGCGTTTATGATGTGCAGATGAAGTCAATTGATGGCAAAGCAGACTTCATGCAACAATTTGATGGTAAGGTGACGCTGGTCGTGAACATTGTGTCAAAGTTGGGGTATACTCCCCAGTGCAGCACCTTCTGGTCTTTTGGACGCACGACACGCCAGTTGTGGCAGTTACAGAAAGTTCATGACGAGTTTAAAGATCGTGGGTTTAGCGTTGTTGGCTTCCCCTGCAATCAGTTCGGGCAGATGGAGCCTGGTGAAAACGAGGAGATTTCTGAGTGGGTAAAGCAGACGTATCCATTTGTTAATTTTCCGCTGTCTGAAAAAATTGAAGTTAACGGTAAGGGCGGAAGTCTAGTGTACTCTGCTTTACTGGGTAACGTGACCCGTGTTAAGGATGCGTCTCCTGCCGACACTTCAGAGGCGGCATATTTAGGCTGGAACAAGTCGGGTGGTGCAGTCGCCCGTATTCCGCACAGTTGGGAAAAGTTTGTTGTCAGCAGGAGCGGTGAGATGATTACTCGTTTCAATTGGCAGAGCGATCCGCTAGACGACGTTCCTCTAACTACTGGTGAAAGTTGGACAATCCGAGAGTGCATTGACGAGGTACTGGACTACTAAACGGTATAATAGTAGTAGCGAAAGGTACTTTTATGCGTTTAAGAAACAGTGTGCAGAAAATTGCGCTTGAAGATAAGTTGAGTCGGCTTCGTCCATTTTTAGAACAGTCTATGCGGCTGGAGGGTATTGATCCTGACGAGTATCCAGATGTTCAGGATTTAATTGATACAATTCCGGGCATGATGCCCATCATTAATGATGGCGATCCAGTTAGATTCAGAGGAGGTTATAGGCTGTGGGCGTCGGTGCCACGTACCGACCATCCCGATCATTGGATGAATGCGCTGTGCTCTTCTACAGAGACGCATATGCCTATGACCGTAGACGAGTTATATGGTAGAGAAGACTACAAGTCTACTGTTCTGGACCACACGGGTTCTGATTTTCTGAGAATGATTGAAAAGCATTTAACTCTGTTACACCACGAAGGGCTGGCTCATATCATTTATACGCAAGTTGACTCTGATGTGGGTGCAGGAATTATTGAAAAGTTACAGATGACTCATCCGTACACTGCTGCCTGCTCTTTGCATGAGTTCTTTAAACTTTTACTGGAGTGGCAGTGGGCTTTGCTGTACGCAGATAACACCGAGCCGGTTGCTCAGTTAGCAAGTGACGTGTTGGAGTATTTTGAATTGCATGTTGACGAAGAGGATTCTAACGAAATTGTTCGGGATTTGATGGCTCTTCCCGATATGCAGGTGGCACAATATGTGAGAACGGGGGAGTGTTCTCTGAATCAAGTTACCCCCGACATGCCTTTGTCTTTCAGGCTCTGGGCGGCAACGAAGAATCTGATGGAAGAGCCTCGCCCGATACTTGCGCAACTATACATTGATTGTGTATCATATAAGAACATCGAGAAAGATTTAGGAAGATTGTGAGAAACCTATGGCTGTAACAGTTTCCGATGCCCAGCGGCAAAAAGCTAAAGAAAAAGCAATGGATTTTTTAAATCAAAACATTGTGTCTATGGCGATGATGCTGAACATTGATCCGAGCACACTAACGTCAAGCTATGTTATTCCGGTGTCCGAGAATGACACTGATTACCCTGCGTATCGTTCGCTTTTGACGATGGTAGGCAACTTGGAAGCCTTGGAATCATGAAGAAGTATGTCGTCGTTGATAGCTCCGTGGAGCGAGAGGCCGCAGCAGACGGTGTAGATATTAACGCCTTTGGGGAGTCTGACCAAGGCCCAGAGCCGACAGACGCTTCTCGGGTGTCTGAAGAGCCTGTAAAGTTCGATTCGTCCACGACTGCGTGGAATGTGCCTTCGGGCGAGGGCTTCCTTTGTCATTTCTACTCCGGTGACACTGATCCGTTAAGGACTTCTTTACCGTTGTCCGCTGAGAGCTTAGACGAGTTTGCCGATGAGTAGGGTTGGGAATGCAAGTTCACCGGCTTATAATGCTGTAGCAGATTTGGCGCATGTGGAGCGAGAGTTAATTACGGTGATGTACTCTCTCGGCATGAATACAGAAACTATTTCGTCTTCTTCGTTTGATGAGATCGTTGCTGGTATTAAATCAACCTTCCCTTTCATTCGTTTAGAGCAGGGCCACACATTAGCTTCTAACGATGCATTGAAGGAAATTAACGTGTTATTGATGGTGAATGTGCGGCGACTGTGGCATCGCTGGCAGCTAGCGGAGAGTATTGTTAATGGATAAGATTCTAGGTAATAAGTTTTTAATTGCGAACGCACTGACTTACGAGTTTTCCAAAAACGCATCTCAGGAGCTTGACTACGATTTCTTTTCGGTGCATGATGATATTGTCCGGGCGGTTAACGCTGACTGGCGCTCTAAGAATCTTGACCGTCGTTCAATTGCGGTCGGCACCGACTTTTATATGCATGTGTGGGACTTGCTATCAGGCAAAGTTGCGGGCTGGAAAGAGATGGTTTACATTTCCACTGGTATCTACTCGCAGATGGTTGTCGATTTGATTAAACCGACTTCGGCGTTAGTTGCGTCACCCGATAGAAACTTTGACTTTGTTTCAGATTTAAACAGAAGGGGGTGTGCTTTAACTTTCTTAAATAACGATTGTTTACAGGCTTTTGAGGCGCATGTTCTCACACACCCTGAATACAAGTTCACTGGAGATTACACTGTAATTGAGTATGCCGAATTAGAAGCAATGACAGAGCCACAGTTTGATTTCGTTCACATGCACTCACCTGACCTTACTCTTAATCCTGCGCTGATCGGGAAGATTGTTGATATTACAAATTCCGGTGGGGCGCTGTATCTTTCAGGCGTGAACGAAATGATGCGTCTCTACTCTCCTGACTACTACATTGAGCCGTTGTACGACTTGTACGAGGCGCTTGATGAACGCACAGACATTACAAGCTACCATATCCCTCATGCAATTGGGTTCCAAATTTTAGTAAAGAAGTAACATGACCGACGACAATGTTCAGCCCGACGATTGGCGTAGTGGGGACCCCCATCCCGACACACCTGTTATTGATGATGCTGCTCTCAAGGAAATTGGTGAGTTTGAGGTAGAGGACTTGGGCGGCGGTGTTATGGTGTTCAGAAAGGCCGTTACAGGAGATACAGAAGAAGTATTCAAGTATATTGATGCACAGTCCGAGGTATCTCATCAGAACAGGTGGGAGTATATTGTTGGTGAGGACGGGGAAAAGTATGGCATCAACGAAGATGGTTTTAGATATCGGCCTGAAGATATTCCTGCAACACCCGTTCGGTTACTTCACCCTGTAACAAAAGACACGCCGGATGTCCCACGTGAGTTTTTTCACGGCATGGAGGACACGATTTACAAAGCGCTTCTGCGTTATATCGACTACTTCCCGCTGCTTGTTGGGTGCGTGTGGTGGAAAAATCGGGGGCACATTCTTCGTTATGCCGATGAAGGTATCTTGGGCGCTCACTGCGATAATGATACAAACTATAAAGTAACCGAGGGCGTGCGTTATATGCCTCGTGGGCAGATGGCCGCACGGCAGACTTGTGGATGCCTAGTGTATCTAAACGACTCTGTTGAGAGTGAAGACGAGTTAGACGGTACAAACTTTACTGGCGGAATGCTAGAGTTCTTTCATCTGGGTATTGAGTACAAGCCCAAGAAAGGCGACATCGTATTTTTCCCAACGAATTACATGGCGTCCCATCAGGTAAGCCGAATGGACGCTGGGGTACGTTATACTTATCTATCTTTCTTTGGTCAAGGCTCTCCGCACCAAGAAGGAAACATCAATATCGTAGAGCCAGACGACAGCTTTCAGTGGTGTCCCGCAATGTGGATGAATAACATTTACGATGATTATGAGCGGTACTGCAAGTCTGACTATTCTCGCTTTTCTACGGGCGAGGAACAGAACATCGGGAT